CACAGAAAAGCGGTCTTGCGATCGGCTGAGGCGACCCTGACCCACATGCAGACCGTGTAGTCCGCATCCCCCAGTGTCAGGTATGACGCAGCCGGGGTTTTGAATATCGGAAACGAGCCCGAGCTTGCACTGTCCTGGTCTAAAAATCGTGCGGTGCCCACCGAACTAACTCCCCACCATGGTTAGCTCGCTGCGTAGGAAAGGTGAACAGCACATACCTCAGCATCACCGCTAAGTGCCCCATCGGGGTTTGCGCTAACGTCGCGGTAGATCTTGAGAATGAAGTAGTCGCCTGTGACGGCACTGTCTTGCTGTGCGCCGGTCGTCAGCGTCACCGTGGCGCGAACCGGCACCAGCGTCGTTGTGCTGACCGAAACGTCACCAGATAGCACAGCAGTCGCGAACGCTGCCGCAGTGATCGCGGTCGTGTCAGTGGCGACGCTATAGGCCAGTGCCTGCACGCCGAACTCCACAGTTCCGGTCGTTGCCGTTGCCCAGAAGTCAATATCCACCGTCATCGACCCGGCCAAGGCGGGGAGTTGACCGATTCGCCAGATGCCGCCTTCGTCTGCGGAGTCATCGAATCCGTAGTGGTCGATCTCGCCGACTACTTTGTATTCCGGTAGCGTCAGGCTGTCGGCCGGCTGCATCGCGGACATTGGTAGATTGATTTCGGCCATGTCTGCCTACGCGAGGGTCCAGATTCCAGCGGAGTTCATCGTGACGCTCAATGTGTTACCGACCGTGATGGTCACGTCAACCGGAGTGCCTCCACCAGCGTCCAGGTTGCACCAGCACATGAACTTGCCACTGGGTTTGTAGATAGCTGCATACCTCGCCACTAGTGACCCGGTCGCGGTCCACACAATAGATACCGAGTTCGTCACCTTGACGGTGGTCGTGCCAGACAGAGTCATTGTGCCAAGGGAGATACCACCTAACGTGTAGCCGTTGGCAGTGGGCAACTCGTTCGTTGTGGAGTAGTCCGTCGAATCCGCAGGCGACCACAAAGAGCTGAACAGCGCAATGTTGAACGTGTCGGTAGCGAGAGCGAAGTCACCGTTGACGAGTGACGTTCGGGCAGTATCAGGGAAGGTCCAAGGTCCGGCTGTCATATTTGTCCTGCTATTAGCTGGTGATTACTTCGAATGTAGCGACTTCGTTCATGGTTCCCGCGGGCGTTCGCACCCACAACTTCAAGACCCACGGCCCCGCTACAGCATTGTCTGCCTGGAAAACCACCGCGACCTTGGTGGCATACATGGTCTCAAATGCTGGCACTCCTGGGAGGTCTACCGATGGCGTTCCTGACGTGAAGGGGTCAAGAGGCAGCGTGTCCTTCGCAACGAATAGCGGTATGACACTGATGTTTTCGCCGCTCTCTTCGCCATCAAGGATCGCGGTGGCGGCAGTTATGTCTCCACTGGGTTGCGGCGCCACGCCTTGGCCCTGCTGGCCCACTGCGCGGTGAATGATTCGCCGGAGCGCAGGCCCGTCGGTAGGGGCGCCTCCCGCCCGGTTGACGATCGACTGATCGCGACTGCGGTCAGTGAACCAGCCGTAGCCCCCTTGTCCTTTGCGGCGCATCAGCTACCTGCCACCTGTGTGAATTGCTGTTCGGGGGGTGTGGGCGCCAGGGAAGATGCCTTGGCGACGTCCCTAGCTACGCCGGCCTGCGCTTGCATCATCTCAGTCTGGGCGGCTTGGGCCTGCATCTCGTGGCGCGCTTCGCGGAGCTCGTCCGCCTCTTCGCGCGACACAAGCATGCGCTGCGGCACGCCGAGGCGCTCCGCCAAGTCTTCGACAAACTCGTCGCTGTTCAGCCTGTCGAGGATCTCAGGCTTCATTTGCGCGGCCGCGCCGGCCGTAGCCATAAACCGGTCGATGCTCTTGGCGCCAACCGCGCGCTGCGTCTGCGCCAGCATCGAGACGAACTCGATCTCGACGGTGTTGCCTACGAGCTCTTCGGGGATTGGTGGCAACTCACCCGCTTCCAGCAGGTAATTGAAAGTGAGGTTGACGAGCGGCTCCAGAAGTTCGTTATGTAGTCGCTCAAGCGCCGGCCCGAGCATGAGGAGTTTCTCTTCGTGCCGCTCGGCAACCTCAGTTGCGGTCATACTTTTGTCGGTCTGCGCGATCATCAAGAACATGTCGGCGAACCACGCACCGTTGATGCGCGAGCGAATGTCTTGGATGTCCGCCAGTAGCGGTTGCAGATGCTGTCCCGGCTGCCACAGCGGGCCCGCGCGGTTCGAGCCTGTCGCGTCTGTGTAGTTCTTGCCTCCAGGCGCCAGGTCAGTCTCTTGGTTCTTCATGTCCGACGGCAATAGCATGCTCGGGTCAGACGCAAAGTCGATCATCTGACTCTTGCGATACTGCTCTTGCTGCAGCTGTATCACGTCCCCGAGGCCGTTCATGCCAGGGCCCGAACCGTAGTCATCGCCTGGGATCAGCGACCAACGGGGAACCACTGCCGGGAAACGGTTGAACCCAGACTCGCGCAGCACATTACTCGTGCGGTCTGGTTGCTGCGCGACCTCCCAGTATACGGAGCGCCACGGCATGTTCTCGTTGTCGCTCGCCCGGAAGTCACGGTCCATGCGTGGTTCAATCGCGTGGCGCACAGTCACCGGCTCGTCCTGCCCGTTGTTCTCGGCCAACGTGCGGACGCGATCGCTAACTTTCTCGATGCCGAACTCGCGCACGACCTGCGCGACCGACATCTCCGTCTCGCGGTAGAGCGTCTGCACGTCTCCGTCAGGGCCCGACGCTGCCCTGAATTGCCCGAAGGGCAGAACGTGCATGTGCACTAGCCGGTCGGGGTGAGGCACTAGAATCGCGGCCGCAGTGCCGTAGAGAGGGCAGTCCGTGTATATCTGCTGCAGGCTACGGTAGACGTTCGAACCAGAGAACGTCTTCAGAATGATGCGCGTGACGTCGTCGAGGAACACGCGGATGTCGTGCTTGCGCGAGAGCTCAGGGTCGCGGACTCCCATACGGAACCACGGCCGCGCAGGTGAACTCGCGCCGGCGGTCAGGCCCGCAGACAGAATCTGGATCGAGCGCTGTGGCGTGTTGTCGATGATGTCTTCGTTGCGCGCCCACCCCTCGTTCCGGTCCTCGGTCCAGAACCGGCCAGACCAGGGTAGGTAGTTGCGCGCGATCTCCTGCCCGTGCGCGCGCCAAGAACTGAAGATCGTGTCGAGCTTGTGCCACCTGTCCTGCATCTGCTGGACTAGCGTCTGCCCGCTCTTGTTCCGTTGGTTATCGGCGGCTGCCATGGGTTACTCTCCCAGCAGTGCTGCAGTGCCAAGCCGCAAGGCTTCGGGGTCGACACCGCCGGCGCCGCTCATGCGGGTGCGCCCTTGCGTAAGGCTACCCTCCGCCTCTTCGGCTTCTAGCATAGCCATCGGGTCGGCCTGTTCACGGTTAGCGGCAGCATCCTCTCGCGCCTCACTCCGCTTCTGGGCTACCATCTGACCTTGGGCCTGCTTCTGCTGCTGCTCCTGCCTGCCGCGTGCTCTCTTGGCCTCCGTCTGCTGCATTCTTGCTTGCCCGGCACCTGCTCCTGCTGCGATAACAGCGCCAATAATTGCGCCTACTCCTGCACTTACCATTCGATCTGCTCCTCGTAAAATACTTCGAACTTCGTGAACCGGTCTTTGCTGTCGAGCACACGCTCGAACGCCGACCCCGCTTTGGCGCCCCAGAGAACCGACGTGGCGGTTAGTGAACGCGCGGCGCGGGAAAATGCGCTCATCAGCTGCTCACACGTAGCTGCGTTACGATGGTCTGGGTCAATGTAAAAGACGTCGACCTGCGCGTAGCACCAGCTTTGGTGTTGTATGTGCTTGTCGACGAAAAACCCGGCGACGTAGCCGACGAGCTCTTCGCCAGCCCAGGCGCCGAACACCAGCAGCTTGTGCGCTGCTTCGGCCAAGGAATACACAGACCAGTCGATGTCGAGCTCGCGGTGGCCCGTCTCCTGCCCGTTCGCTTCCAGCAGTGCTTCGCCTTGCTCTTGCAAGTCGCAGCACCGGAGTCTGTCTACTCGGACGTCCACTACCAGAGGGCGATTGTGTTTGTCGGGACGACGCCCACGCCCTTGGCCTGGATCTCAAGGATGGTGCCCACTGGCACCGAGTTGAATGCGACAGTGGTGTCGTCGGTCAGCACTACGTTCACCGTGCCGCCAGTTGCGACGTAGAGTGCCGAACACGGGTTGTCGAAGGTAGAGGAGTTAGTCGCTAGCATCGCGTGGACGTAACGAGCTTTTGTCGTGCTTACAAAGTCGGCCATAGGGTAGAGCGTGCCACAAAGGACGCCCGCTCTGGGCCCCTAGCGCTCCCGCCAGTGCTTCATCGGGTGGTAGCTCCCGCGTCGTGCCTCGTTCCGTGGCCGCTGCGCCACTGGCGGCGCGAACGGGTGGGTGGGGTCATAGTCGACGTGGATGTTCGGCGGCGGCAGGTCAGCGGCGAACGTGAGGGCCAGCGCGTCCCCTATGTCAGGCGATCCGGCATCGGGCAGGCGCTTGCGTATCTCGTCCTTGGACTCCAGCTTGTAGCGGCCGCGCACGTCGAACTCGTAGATCGGCGTCGCGAGCTCTTGCTTGAGCGTGAGCTCGTCTTGGATGGCACCGCCTGCGTCGATCCAGTCGCGTAGCTTGAACCACATTTCGGTGCGCTTGTTTATGTAGAGCTCCTCCTTGCCGGCCTTGCCTCCGAACGGCACCTCAATCACCGAGTAGTGGAGCATGCGAAGCCGGTCGATCACACCAGAGTCGGCCGCGTCAATGAACACGGCGTGAGGCTTGTGCTGCTCGATCTCCTGCGAGACGCGCGCGGCCAGCTGCATGTTGTCCATGCTCCGCATCACGATAGGCGTGAACATCTGCAGCCCCTGGCGGCGCACGATCACCGACCGGTCGTTGCCGAACCGGGCGCCGTCAACGCCGAGCACGATGGGCGACGCCGCGAGGTCACCCGGCGGGTATTTGCGCGTGGCAGCGATCTGCACGTCGTGCAGCGACATCAACTGGTCGTCGCCCTGCGCCGAGAAGTCGCACATCATCTCGCGGGCGAACGCCTGCTCCGACATCGTGTCCCGCATCTCTTCGATCTCGCGAGGGGAGAGGCCCTCGGTCTCGTAGCACGTCCAGAGCCCGACGAACCAGTCCTCGCCCGCCGCCATCCGAGCCAGCCCCATGTGGTAGATCTGGCTGAACAGGTCGACCCGCTTGACGGTGCCGATGAACAACGCGCCGCCTTCCCGGTCAGCGAGCGCCGGGCGGCAGACCTCGAACCATAGCTCGGGCTTCATCTGCGCGACCTCGTCGAGCACTGCGAAGTCGAGACGCAACCCGCGAAGGGCGTCTGGGTTGTCAGCACCAAAGAGGCGCACGATGGCGCCGTTATGCTTGAGCGCGACGGAAAGCTCAGACTCGTTGACTGACACATGCCCCGTCGCGATGAAAGGTGCGACGATCTGCTTCAGCCGCGCCCACGCCACGGCCTTCGCCTGCTTCAGCTGCGGCGCCACATAGACGAACATGCCGAGCGGCTGCGCGAACGTCATCGCGCGGTCGAGCAACTCCATCAACGCGAGCTCCGTCTTGCCGGCGCGGCGATGCAGGACCAGCACGTTGAATCGTCGCACGCCCTGGTGCGCGGTGCGCTGCCACGCGCGCGGCGTGTATGGGATGGTTACCCGCATTGTAGTTTGTCTAGCTCCGCTTGGATGGCCACGCGCAGCCACGCGCGCGGCTCACGCTCTAGCTTCTCGTGCAGGTCGACCAGCTGGTTGACTCGCGTGCACTTCAGCATCTCGTTGCGCTCGGGTGGAGGCGGCGGGGCTGCGGCCTTACGTGCGGGGCGCGCCTCGCGGATCGTCTGCAGGCGCAGCAACGTGCACGGCTTGCACTTGCGCCGCGTCTTGCCATAGGTGTCGATGTAGGTGTAGGTGTTCTTCTGAACCTTCAGGTGCCCACGGGCGCATGCGTCGGTCATTGGGCCGCGTAGATCATGGACACTTGCGGTGCCTCAACCTCGACGAAGGTGTTACCGAGCTCGCGCGCATACACCTTGTTGGCTGCACGCACCACGTCGACGGAGTCGGCGACGATCGCATCGCCGATGTGGTTGGACTTCTTGTCTTCGAACACGCAGGGAGAATGGCTCATAGTATGTCTTCGATGCTATCCGCCGGCAGCACGCGGTGCTCGGCGTCCTTCACTTGTTCCGACGTCCGCGGCACGCCAGTGATGACCTGCAACGACGTGGCGCCGCTGTGCTCGGTCTTGGTCTTCGGTTGGTAGTCTTCGAGCAGCCGTTCGGCCGCCCACTGCCTCGCCTTGATGCGCGCCTCCATCGCTCGCACTTGCAGCGCGTCGGTCGCGAACTCTAGCTCGTCGGCGAGGGCGATCACCTCGTCGGCCTGCTCGCGCACGTAGTCCTCGCGCGCCTGGCGGTAGGCATCGAACAGGTCTGGGTGTTTGCGCAGCGCTGCGCGGAACTTCAGCTTGGTGAAGCCACCGAAGTCGCCGACGTTCTTGCACGCGTGATCGATGCGAATGCCGCGCGCCACGCGGTCGATGACGACGACGGCTGCGTCCTTCACTGCGAGTGCATACTTGCGTGTCATTTGGGAGGTATCCGCTTCAGGAATGGGCGCCGAGTGTAGCGCAGCCACTTGCGCACCGTCTCGTATGGTTGGCCGACGACGGTAGCCACTTGCCGGAAGGTGAGGCCGTGACGCTCGCGCAGGTCGCGCGCATACCGCACGACGTCGTCGTCGACCTTCCCTCGCGGCTCGCTGCTCATCCGCACCACCAGCGGATGAGCAGCGCGAGCGCGGCGCCGGCCACTGCCAGCACGAGCCACACCGCGACCAGCATGCTGCGCTGCGCCTCTGCGTCGTGGCCCGCTGCGTCGATGCGCTTGTCGAGCTCGGCGACGAGCGCCGGCAGGCCCTGGCTCGAGGCCCACACGCGCAGGCTGCGTAGCTCGATCAGCAGCTGCGTCATTTGGCGTCCGAGGGGAACGCCAGCTGCCGCTGCTCGCCGCACCAGTCGTCGACTGACACCTCAGGCCACGCGGGATACGGGATGCCGTCTTGCGGCAGCATCGGTGGAGGGCGGAGGTGGCAGTAGCCCCGAGGGATGTCGTCGGGGTCGCTGTCCTTGTTGATCTCGAAGAACTGGCAGGTGCGGCATCGGTTCATGGCGCCTAGCCTACCACGTCAGCCCACGGTTGGATAACCGCAAGCACACTACCTGGTCTGCGCACCTCGCCGGACCAGCAGCCGGCCAGCAGCTGCACGTCGACATCGTCTCGGCCGTTGGCCTCGAACACGCCGTCGAGCGCACCCTTGCACCCGGCGATCAGGTTGTCGAGGTCGCGGCGCCGCTTGTCCGGCGGGGTGAACACCAGCAGCACGCGCAAGGGCCCCAGGGGCAGCGCTGCGGCCGTGATGGCTGCGCCGCCTGCCTCGCGTCGCTGCCTGCGCCGCTCGCGCGTGCGCGCGTGCACATGCGCGCCACTGTTCGGCATGCACGCTCGAGGCGGCCAGCACAACTCGATCTCTACGCTCTCATTCATTGTCCAATCCTCTCATCTCTTCCCTGTCGTGCCCTGGTCTACGGTTCTTGTAGAACCGTAGCCCGTCAACGGGCTACCGACTCACAGGCGCCAAAGTAGCCCGTCGTAGCCCGTGACTGGCGACAAACCACTACCCCACAAACACTTGTGGACCGTTGGGCTCGGTAGCCCGTGGCTAGCCCGTCGGTGTCTGAAGGTGTCCAGACTCCTCGGTAGCCCGTTAACGGGCTACCATTTCACATCATAACACGCGATCCTCCAGCCACTTGCGGCCGTGTTCGGTCACCTTCATACACTGGTGCCTACCGTTGCCGCTCACCTCAACGAAGTTCAGACACTGCCTCAGATCACGCCACAGGGCCCGCCACTGCTGCTGCGTCAACTCACCGCACGCCGCAGCCTCTAGATCAGTCGCGCGGGTGCCTCGCATAATCTCGATGAGCACCTCCTCGACCACCGCCTGCATCGGTGCCGGCACGAGCTCAGGGTCGCTGCCATTCTTCCAAGGAATGACCACGCCGCCGGTCTCCATTTCACCGTGCCGGTCCTCGCCGAGCTCGACGCTGCAGATCTCGAAACTGATCGCATCCAGCCGCTGCCAGTTCTTGCACTTGACCGGCTGCACCTTGACCAGGTCACCGGTCCTCGTCCACGGCTCCTGCGGCGCTCCGCCGAATGCTTCCGCGGCCGCTGGTTTGCCGGCCCCGCCGGGCACCTGCGAGATGCGGAACTCGGCGTCTGCAGCAGCAATGAAAACGCTCGAACCGCGAGCCCTTGTGTCCTTGTCCTGGCCCGAGTGATGCACAAACCCAACCAGGCACCTGAACGTGCGCTGCATCGCCGCCGCGTTCGCCATCGCTGCACTCATGTCCTCGGTGCTGTCCTCCGATCCGCGGCCGTAGTTTGTCGCGAGTGTGTCGAGCAACACGAGCACCGGTTCGGCCTGCAGCACATCGACAATCGCTTGTGCGTGCCGCTGCATCTGTTCCGCGTCGAGCAGCTGCGTCGGTGCCGTCGAGAACACCACCGGCACATCCTTCGGATCGATGCCGCGGATCGCGCACTCGGCCGCGAAGCGCGCGGCCACACCGCTGCCGTCCTCGCCGACGATCACAGCCACGGGCCCGTGCAGGTGCACCGCCATGCCGTGCCAGGTGTCCTCGCCACATGCTATCGCCATCGCCAGCGACAACGCGACCAGGCTCTTGCCCGCGCCTGGCTTGCCGAACAGCTGCACCAGCCCGCGCCGCGGCAAGAACCCTTGGATCGCAAACTCAGCCGCGCCCATCCAGTCGCGATACGCGGCGCCATCCATATACAACGGCACGTCCGAAGCGCAGGGAAGCGCTGCGTGCGCTTCCGACGGAAGCGCAACTTCGCCCCACTCGACGGGCAATGGCGGCGGGCTCGTCGCGTCAGGCGCGAGCTCGCACAACGTGCCCCAGCCCGGCCGGTGCTCCGGCGGATCTACTGCGAAGCTGTGCCATCGCTTCTCTGCGTCGTCTGCGCTGTAGTTTGGGGCCGTTGCGCTCCATTCGTCCCAGACTTCGAATGGTGTGCCCAACTTGAAACAAGCCATGCCTGCTGCGATCCACGACTCATGCGGGGTAGCGTCGATCTGCCCCAACATGTGCTGCACTTCGCGGATCGTGCGCGGCACCTCCGATGTCGAGCTCGACTCGCGCTCTGGTCGACGCAGCAACTCAACCATCGGCGCCGGCGGGTCGTCCTCGCGCAGCAACCCCCACTCGCCTGATGTGTTGCCGACCACGTCACCGGTCACCGTCATGTAGCGACCGCTCGTGTAGCACTCCAGGTGCGCGCCGGGACCGAACGCATCGCGCGACGAGCTCCGCCAACTAGCCGGCAATGTGCCGGCGTAGATCTGGTGCACGCCGTCGCGGCCGGGGCTGCGCTCAGTGTAGGTCGGCGGCATGCGCTTGAGCATCGCGTGCGCGGCGTCGATCAGCGCGTCGTTCACGATGACGTGGTCGTAGTCGACAGCGACGAGCTCCTGGCCGTCGATCATCACGCCGAGACATGCGACGCGATCGTCGGCGAGCGCATACCCGCACGCCTCCTCGAACGTCATCCACGTCGCGCGGTCGGTCGAGCTCGCCGCGCCGCCGGCGTAGCCGTTGCTACTCAGCGGCGCCTTGCTGCTGAGTGTGCGACCGTCGGCGCGCAGCACCGGGCTGCGATCAGCGCAGACCCAGATCCGTCGCCGCCTCAATTCTTCCGGCACGTTGCGCAGCACGCGGTCGATGTCGTCTGCGGTAATCCGGGGCAGAATATCTAGCCTCGGCCCTTTGCGGCCGCGCGGGCCGTCGCTACTCTCTGTGGCAGTCATGGTTCCTCTCTGGTAAGGGGGACACCGCAGGCCGCACACGTTTGGTCAACGTGTGCGGCCTGCGTTCTTTTCGGGAGAAAGAAAGCTACAGCCACGGGCAGGGATAAAAAAACTTCAAAATATCTTCAGACACCACTGGACACCTCCCGACAGTTATGGGAGAAGAGGGGCTCGCGAAAGTCCTAACCACAACCAACCAACACGATGACCAACAGCTTTACCGACCGCAACACCGCCCGCAAGATCGCCAACTTCATCGCCAGCGATGCCCCGCACAACCTAAGCCAGGGCATCCCTGGTTGGGATTGCGTCGACTCCCCGCTGCACGGCAACCGTGACGCCGAGCGGCTCGATGCTCCCGCCAGATACGACTGCTACTACGTCAAGACGGAGATGGACGGCTCGCCTGTGCAGAGCACGCTAGCCGACCTCGAAGCCTCGCTCGCTGGCGACAAGAACGCTTCGATCGACACCAAGGTGCTCAAGGTAGTGGTGCTGCACTGGGAACGACAGCTGCCAGGATGCTGGCGCACCTTCGAACTGCTGACGCTCAAGGACGCCATCGCCGAGATCAAGCGCACCGGTCGCGACAGCATCATTGGTCGCCTTCATATCTGGCCGAACGGCTCGGACAAAGCTCGCAGCTATGTCAACAACGTCATCTACGAGCAGACCAACCCTGAAGGCTACGCCGAGATGGTCGCCGAGATCGCTCCGACACCGGAATACAGCTCTGCTGAGAAACTAGCTGACGCAAGGGCTGCCGAGAACAAGCCGACCACCGAAGACGTGCGGGCCATAATGATGGCCAGAATGTCACCGAAGACCAAGGCAAGTGGCGCTGTCGCAACGAACACGACCAGCCAGGAGCTGTCCGACAAGATTGTCGCCGACCACGCCTTCGCCGCGCGGCCGACCTGCAATCGCTGCAGCGGCAAGCTCACCCAGCTCGACATCGCCGGCAGCCTGAGCGAGCTAGGCTTCGACGTCTACGAAGCCATCTGCGGCACCTGCTACGACGCCCACTACTGCTAACCCCAACCCAAGACACGAGGACGCGACCATGACACTCAAGCCAACCACCACCGACTGCCAGTGCTGCAAGCAGCCTCGCCGCCTCATCGACAAGCGTCGGTATACCTGCCGCACCTGCGGCGACAAGATCCACTCCTGCTGCGCGTTGGATGGAACGGCTAACGACGCTACCTGCAAGCCGTGCGCTCAACAGGCGCGTGATGCCATGAGGGCTGACAAGCGGCGCAGCCACACCTGCGCGGTATGCGACAAGCGAGTCACGCACTGGCACGTATTCACCGGCCAAGGCTGCGCCGGGCGACCAACCAACTAACCCACCCCTTACCCGGAGACCAGAACCATGACACGCTCAAAGAAGATGCACTGCGACAACTGCACGACCGAAGACGCGATCCACGGCACGATGCACCCGAAGTGGTTGCCGACGACTGGGCCAGCTGCTCGGCTAACCCAGGGAACACTTCTTCGAGCCCGCAACCTCACCGACACGGTCTGGGAGTGCATCAACTGCCACGCCCAGAAGCCACGCCGCGTCTGCAACTCGAAGGTCACCAAGCTGATCAACTCCGATGCCGGCCTCGACGCCATCATCGATCAGATGATCGCTGACCGCGAGGCGAGGACGCAACAATGAGAGTAACGAACCAAAGCGTAGCGGATCGACTCCGCCAAAGGGGTTTCGGTGGCATTCAAGCCGACAACCTGAGCATCAACGATGTGCAGTTCGCCTACGACCAGCTTCGAGACGAAGCAGGTAACCCGCAGCGCGTATATGACGGGCCGCGAGGTGGCGGGTTCGCACGAGGCATTTCCGAGGCTCGCGTCGATGCGATCATTGACCTTCTCACAACCAACTAACCCCCACCAACCTGGAGACCAGAACGATGAACAGCTACGAATACCAAGAGAACCGCAGCAAACTAAGCGAAGCCGAGAGGGTATCTTGGCTCCGCAAGAACTGGGCATTGCAGATCGATTCCCTGGACGTTCTCATGCTGTGCGAGCTAGCCGCCAAAGGGCTTGAACGCGCTTCCCTCGACCAACCCAACTCCACTACCGAGGAGAAACGATTGGCGCGATCGCAGGCGTGGATAGCTGACCAACCCAACTCCACTACCGAGGAGAAACGATTGGCGCGATCGCAGGCGTGGATAGCTGACCAACCCCACTAACCCAACCCAAGACACGAGGACATTGACATGACACTCACGACACAAGACCAACAAAGCGAAGCCGCCAAGCTCCGCATTCGCCGCCATCGCGCACGCCTGCTGATGCAGCACCCCTGGTATGGCAGCATCGACACATTAGTCAGGCAAGCAGCTGCCGACGCTGCCGCCGCCGCTGCCGGAGGCTTCTAACGATGACCCCCACCCCTAACTAAGGACTGAGACCATGACTAAGACCTACACCGACTACATCGCCGAACTCGACGACCTGCTCGTGGATACGCGCGGACAGGTAATGACAACCGAAGTGGCACTTTCCATCACGGTCCTCACTGGCCGCGCCGTGATAGCTGCTCGCGCCGAACTGCTCGACCACATAGGCCAGCCCGCCAACGGTGAGGACATCGACCGCACTGCTGACATATCATGCCCCCGCACTGCTGAGATGGTCGCCGAGCAGAACTACGAGCGATACATGACCGTGCGGGAGAAACAATGAGCGGCGGACTAGACACCGCCAGACACAACGCTACTCTACTGAAGCCATGACATACACCAACGACAAGTTCAACGGGCGCAGCACCACACCGCTGCGCGTCTACAAGAAGGACGGCACAGCCATACCCTTCGACACCCCCTTCGCCAGCTTGCGCGAGGTCTGCGAAGTGCTGCGCGCCGAGGGCGGCAGTTTCTCGATGTCGCTAGTCCGCGACATCGAATCGGTGCGCGGCCCGACGGCCAAGCAGGCGGCCTGGGCGCACAAGCTAGCCACTGACGCGATCACGCCGCGCACCGTCGAGCCGACGGTCGGCGGCCTCGCGCCGGTGATCGCGATGCTCGACAAGGCTGCTCGCCACCAGAAGCGCATGCCCATGATCGAGCTCCGCGCCGGCGATCAGCGCGTCGTGATCAAGCGCCGCAAGGACGGCAGCGCAGCCGTCACCGATGGGCGCCCCTACGGCGACAACACGCTGTTCGGCTTCGTCGAGGCGGGCGGCAACTACCGCCCGACGCGGGGCAACTTGCGCGCGGTCGAGACCGTGCTGCGCGAGCTCGCCGCCGACCCGGCGAGGGTCGCAGGGCAACACGGCGTCGCGACAGGCAACTGCTGCTTTTGCAACACGGCGCTGTCCGACAGACGTAGCCGCTCGGTCGGCTACGGCCCGACCTGCGCGGGCAAGTTCGGCTTGCCATGGGGCGACACCAGCGCCGCCGACGCCGCCGACAAGGCGGCCAAGGCATGAGCCCCCGCGCACGCTACAGGAGGGCCATGGGGCGGCAAGACCGCCAAGGCGTGAGCCCTCGCACACGTTACAAGCTGGAGCTCGTCGGCGCCGGCATTCTTATCGCCCTCACAATCCTCGGCGGCCTCGCCGCCATGTGCCTGATCAGATGATGAACCTCTACGAAATCACCGGCATGGCCGACCGCGACCGCGCCATAATCGCGGCGCCTCACCCTACGGCCGCGGACGAGCTCTGCCCGTTCTACGTCGACACCATCGATCAGATCGGCACGGTCAACGTCGAAGAGGCGCGCGTGCTGCTCGCAGTGAACGAGCACGACGTCGCCGCCGACGGCGTCTGGGTTCGCGTCGACGTCATCGACGACAGCGGGCTGATCTCGTGAGACCCTTTGCCTACCAACGCGCCGGCATCGACTTCCTGGCCGACAATAAACGCGCGGCCCTGCTCGACGAGCCAGGGCTAGGCAAGACCGGTCAAGCGCTCGAAGCGATCAACAGGATGCGGGCCAAGCGCACGCTGCTGATCGTGCCGCTGGTCGTCGTGCCCAACTGGGAACGTGAACTCGGCATGTGGTCGCCGTGGGCCAGTTACCAACGGCTCGCGACAGGACGTGCCAAGGTCGACCCTGACGTGTCTGTCGTGATATGTCCGACGTCGCTACTGAGTCGACGCAACAATGTCGTCGAGCAGCTGGCCGGCCAGGACTGGGACGTCGTCGTCGTTGACGAGGCGCACCACTACAAGAATCACGAGTCGACGCGCACGGTGAACCTTTACGGCCGCGCCGGCATCGCAGTGCGCGCCGAGCACCTCTGGCTGCTATCCGGCACGCTGGTGCCGAACAATCCCTCTGAGGTCTGGACGCACCTGCTGCACCTGGCCCCAGAAGCGATGGCGCGCAACGGGCGCCCGATGTCGCACTACGCATTCGTCCAGCGCTACTGCGAGTTCGAAGAGACGCGGTTCGGCCGCAAGATCGTCGGCGCCAAGAACACGGCCGAGCTCCGCGACATCATTAGCAGCTGTTCGCTAAGGCGCCTGCAGCGCAACGTGCTCGCCGATCTGCCGGCCATGCGCCGAGCTACCGTCGACCTGCCCAAGCCCACCAGAAAGCAGATGGCGCCGCTGTCGGATCTGCTGGACAGGATGTCCGAGGAGCTACGCACCGACGTGCGCAAGCTCGACGGCGCCGAGCTCTTGCAGGTGTTCCAGCAGTCGGACAGCTTCAGCACATACCGCCGCCTGTGCGGCGAGCTCAAGGCCGAGCTCGCCGCCGAGTGGCTGGGCGAGGAGCTCGACTCGGGCATGGCCAAGGTCGTCGTGTTCGCGCAGCACCGCGGCGTCATCGCGGAGTTGGCGGTGGCGCTGGCCGACTACGGCGTCGAGCAGATCCACGGCGGCGTCAAGGCCGACGCGCGGCAGGCGGCGGTCGACCGGTTCCAGCAGCAGCCCGACGCACGCGTGATCATCTGCCAGCTGACGGCGGCGTCGGTCGGCATCACGCTAACCGCGAGCACCAACGCAGTCTTCGTCGAGGCCGACTGGGTGCCGGGCACCAACATACAAGCAGAGAAACGCATACACCGCATCGGGCAATCCCACCCTGTGCTGGTCCGATATTTACAGCTGGCCGATTCGATCGACCAGATCATCACCGAAGCTCTGGTCACTAAGACCAGCATGATCGCGGCCCTTGAGACGGCCTAGCATTAGTCCTTGACACTCCTGGGCATGTTCTTACAGTCCTGCCCCCAACCCACTAGACACATATGAAAATCTCCATCGACGTCACCCCCGAGTCTCCCGAAGAACTGGCCCGCCTGTTCGCTTTCATCTCCGGCCGTGATGGCATCGAGTTACCCCCACTGGCAGCGGCAGCTGTGGCTAAGGCTTCGGTGGCCGAGAACGCAGCCGCAGAAGCCGAAGAGATCACGACGGCGACCAAGAAGGCCGCCAAGAAGGCGACCAAGAAGGCGACCAAGAAGGCGAAGAGCGCCGACACCAAGGAGGCCAAGTTCGCGGAGGCGAAAGCTGAACCCGCCGCAGACTCGCGTAAGCAGGTCGAGAACGACTTGCGCGCGTTCGCAGCGGAGCACGGCATGCCACAGTTGCGCGACGCCCTCAAGGACGCGGCGCTGCCCCGCCTGCAGGATGCGAGCGACGACGACCTGCCCAAGTTCCGCGCCGTCCTTGACGGGTTGCGTGGCGCACAGCAAGGGGATCTCCTCTAGTGGCGGCTCACGCCAAGCTATCGCCATCTAGCGCGCACCGCTGGATGGTCTGCACTGCGGCGCCCCAGGCGTGCGCTGGCGCACCGGACGACTCGTCGGAAGCCGCCGACTTCGGCACGTTCTGCCACGACATCGCGGCGCGCGCTCTCGACGCGGGCAAGGACGCGTCGTCCTATCTTGGCCGGTCGTCAGACTGCGGCCGCTTCGAGTTCGACGAAGAGACCGCCGACCACCTCCAGACATATCTGGACGCGGTGCGGTTTGCCCATGACGTGCACGGCGGCGAGCTCCTCGTCGAGCAGAGGGTGCGCTTGACCGACGAGATATGGGGCACTGCGGACGCGATGATACTATCCGCCGATGGCAAGCACCTTGTCGTCGTCGACCTGAAGATGGGCGCCGGCGTCTACGTCAACGCCGACTCTGTGCAGCTGGCCATTTACGCGGGCGCGGCGCTATCTACGCATTCTCTCAATTCCGTTGAGCGAATCACCGCCGGCATCGTGCAGCCCAGGCACCGGCTCGGTGAGCCTTGGCGCGAGCACATCTACACGCGCGCCGAGCTCGACCAAGTCGTGGACGTAGTGACGGTGGCCGCGGTCTCGACACACATTGCGCCTCGGTTCCAGCCGGGCGATCACTGCCAGTTCTGCCCGATCAAGGCCACCTGTGCCGCCCGCCGGCAGACGCGCCTAGCTGACGCCCAGGAGGCGTTCTCGGAGAGGCCCTCCGTAGACGCCCTGACAGACGACCGCGTCGCAGAGCTCGTCCTGGCGGCGCCTGATGTCAAGCGCTGGCTCGATGACGTAGAGACGCACGCCCGCAAGCGCGCCGAGATGGGCAAGGGTTACCCTGGGCTCAAGCTAGTGCAGAAGGTTGGGCTGCGCGCGTTCTCTGACGAGTCGCAAGCCGAAACCTACTTGCGCGACCTCGGCATCGACCCGCTAGTCACTAAGCTGGCATCACCCGCAGAAGCCGAACGTCGGCTGGCAGCTGGCGGGTTGACCAAGAAGCAAGCCAAGGCGACTACGTCCCCCATAACACACAAGCCAGTGCGCGGAGCGTTGCTGGTGCCTGTCTCTGATCGCCGGCCAGAGTTTAAGCCGACGGCCTTTCCCCTCTAATTGAAACGATACGCAACAATGGCAACATCCAACGAAGTCACCCGCATACAGGTCGTCACCGACCCTGTTCGCATCTCTTTCCCCTACCTGTTCAAGAAGCGCGAAATGAAGGACCAGGCCGGCACGCGCCAGGCCGAGCGCGACCGCTACGAATGCGTCTTGCTCATTCCACCGAGCACTGGCGACGCCAAGAAGATCACAGACGCGATGTCGGAAGCGATGGTCGCGAAGTTCGGCGCCGACTGGAAGTCGCAACTGTCGGCCATGGAGATGGCCAAGCTGCCGCTGAAGAAGTGCTCGGAGAACAAGTGGTTCAAGGACCAGTTCGCCGGCTGGCACTTCGTCAACAGCTGGTCGAAGGAGCGACCCAACGTCGTCGACAAAGAGTTCAACGACATCATCGACCAAGACAAAGTCTACGCTGGCTGCTGGTGCAGGTTCCAGCTGACGCTGTTGGCTTGGGAGTCGAAGAAGGGCGGCAAGCTGTGCCTAGTCTCACTCGACAACGTGATGTTCGTCGCTGACGACGAGCGGCTTGGCGGCGGCAAGAAGTCGGCGAAGGAGGGCTTCGGCGACCGGCTAGAGCTCAAGCTACCCGACGAGCTCAAGGCGGCGGGCGACTCCGACGAGGGGTCCGATCTGTTCTAGCACACCTGGCGGCAGGGTTCCGGCTCTAGACCCTTCTTGACGAAGAGTGCGGCATTGCCGGCGCGCGATCCCCCCTCCCAACCGTTGCGTGGTTACTACCCTGCCGCCTTTTTTTATGCTCGACCTAGACCCCGTCCGCGATTGGCTCGTGCTAGACGTAGAGACTGCGTCATTCTTGGACCTTCGGGCCGTCACCGCTGACGTATACGCGGAGCACCCCAGCACCCACGTCTACCTCGCGATGATGGCCGTGCACTGCGTAGGCGCCGGCTCCAGCCCCGAAGGTGCTGTCGACGCTTGGCGCCCTGGCGCCCGGCTTCCGGCGCATCTGGCGTCCTTCATAAGGGCTGGCGGTCGTGTCGTCTGCTGGAACGCAGGGTTCGAGCGCGCGATCCATCGCCACATACTTGGCCCGCGCTACGGCTGGCCCGACATCGACAAAAGCCAGTGGCGCGACGCACAGGCCAACTCTGTAGCGTCTGCTCTGCCAGCCAAGCTATCGCACGCGATGCTGGCCATAGGTAGTGATGGGCTGACGAAAGACCGCGAGGGTAACCGCTTGATGCGGCAGATGACCGTGACCGAGCCGCTGCCCGGCGGGGGCTGGCGTCGACCGCACGAGACACCAGAGAACATAGCGCGGCTGGAGCGTTACTGCGCCATGGACGTCATCACAACGGCCGTGGCTTACTACCGCCTGCCCGCACTGACGACCACTGAGCACCTAGTCTGGCAGTGCGACCAGGACATCAACGAACGTGGCGTCTACTTAGACACTGGCCGCGCTCGCTCGATGTCGCAGCTAGCGGCGAAGCGCGAACAGCAACTGACCGAGCGCGTAACGGAGCTCACGGGCGGTGAGCTCACCAGCGTGAAAGGTCACCCCGCGTTCCGCCGCTGGCTTCATTCTCGCGGCTTGATCGACGCAGGCGAAAGCGTCAACAAGGTGGCTGTCGAGAAACTGCTGGCGCGCGATGACCTGCCCGAAGACGTGCGCGAGGTCTGCGAGATCCGCACAGAGACGGGCAAGCTGACATCGTTGGCCAAGCTCAAGCGCCTGCCCGACGTGCTGTCGAGTGACGGTCGAGCCCGCGGCCTGTTCGCCTATCACGCCGCGCACACCGGGCGCTGGTCGAGCCGGGTGCTGCAGCTGCACAACCTTCGCAAAGACCGCCGCCCTCGCGCGGTGCAGGAGCTATGTGGGATGGCGATCGACAGCTGCGACCTGGAGTCACTCGACGCCGTCTGGTCACCGCTTGACGCATTGTCGCAGAGCCTGCGTTCGTTGGTGTGCGCGCCGCCAGGGCACGATCTGATCTCTGCGGACTACTCCGCGATCGAGGCGCGCGTCCTCCCCTGGCTGGCCGGCGACGAAGCCAAGTTGGGCCTGTTCCGCCAAGGTGTCGACATATACGTGCGCGCTGCGCAGAACATCGGCAGCACCAATCGCCAGCTGGGCAAGGTGCAGGAGCTCGCGCTAGGTTACGGCATGGGGGCACTGAAGTTCGCGGCTACTGCGGAGGCTTGGGGCTCGCCGCTCGGGCTGAAGGAGGCTAGGCGTATACAGCGTGCATGGCGCGACGCTAACAAGCCCGTCGTCGACTTCTGGTTCTTGCTCGAAGCAGCCGTCAGAGGCGCTGTCGAACACGGCTACGGATCGTGCGGCCGGGTAGGTAAACTGACAGTGCGCCACACGGGTTCCGCCGTGACGATCCAGCTACCCAGCGGCCGGCACCTCTGGTATCACGCGCCCCGTATCGAGTTGTCGGAGAAGGTCGTGCCCGTAGTCCGCGAAGACGGGCGCGTAGAGACCAAGACGTTCGAGGTGCCCGCGATCAAGTTCATGTCCGCTGGCGCCGCCGGCATGCGCGAAGAGGAGACATACGGAGGGAAGCTGGCTGAGAACGTGACCCAAGCAGTTGCTCGCGACTGCTTGGCGCACGCGCTGCTCACCCTCCGCGACACAATCTACCAGCCAATCCTGCATGTGCATGATTCGATCGCCGCCGAGGTGCCAACTGGCGCCGGCGACGTCGGCCAGTTCGAGCGGCTTATCTGTGACTTACCAGCATGGGCAGCGGGCCTCCCGCTCGTAGCTGAAGGATACCGAGGCCAGAGGTTCCAAGGATGAATACCAACACAAAGTTTGCTGATCTTGTAGGCCGCGCGGTAGTGCACAACCGCATCGACACAGAGCCGCCCATGTCGAAGCGCGCCCTAGCCAAGGAGCTCGGCGTCTCCCGTGCACATCTCTACTCACTGCTGAAGGCAAAGCACTCACCCATGCCTCACGTCAGGGCGCGGCTGGTTCGCGGGTTCTCGAAGCTAACCGGGCTCAAGCCCGGCACCGTTAGGCGCTGGCTTGAGGCTGACTGGGAAGTGCTCTAACTTAGCGCCGCCCCGTGAAAGCAGACATGGCAGAGGGCTCGATCTTTTCTTCGTCGAAGAGGTCGAAGCCCCGGCGCAAGCGCTGCGTGATTACGTGCAGCGGTATGCCGACCATCTTAGCTGCGAGCTCCATTGAGTTGAGCACGTCGGAGCGGTCGGCGCCGTCTTCGAGCAAGTTCGCTGCGGTGCGGCCTATCTGGTCGATGATGGCGATAGCAGCTGGGTCAGGCATACGCTGCTGGAAGGCGAGGTCACGAGACAGTGACGGCACGACGAGCGGAACCGCCTTAGCACCGAGCGTGCCGGCGAAGGCGCCGACGGGGCCTAGCGAACGTGGTATCGCCAGCGCTGTCATCAGCAGCGGGTCGATCAGCCATGTGTCGAGCGCGTCTTTCTCCTCGTCATCCTCTGCGCGGAAAGCTGTTGCGATGAGTTCGCCGATGAACAGGGTGAAGAACCCGGCCATTGCCTCCTTCGACATGACTACGCGCACGACCCACATGGCGCGCGTGCCGTCGTTTTGTCTTCGGGCAAGTGTCGCGCGACGCATTGCGGACGCTCGCATCGAGCCGAGTGACAGGAACCAGGACAAGAATTGGGTCCACATCTTGGCGAAGCGACCGCCCTTCTCAACCTTTGCCATCGCAGTGACGGCAGTATCTGCCTGCGTGCGCCGGACAGCACCGTCGGCGGCGTTGATGGCTTGGCGGTTGCCCTTGCCCTCGTCGATGGCTTGTGCGTAGGCGCCCCGCCAGACGATCAGGTCGACAGGGTGCTGGATGATCTCCTGCATCCAGTAGGTGTTCTTGGATAGCCAGCGCTGGGCTTCCTTCACCGACTGGAACTTGCCCGACTCGACCAAGTTGAGAACTCGGTTCTGCATCTCGAACGCCGAGACGCCCAGCCTGTGCCTGGTCGCCATGAACGGCGACAACTCGTAGATCTCAGCCTTGGTGTGACCTCCGCTTATGCCTTCCATCAAGAAACGCGTTTTGACCTGCCCCGACATTTGCGCGAGCAGCACGCCCGTCACACCTTGCAGCGAGTTGACCACGTTGGCGAACATCGCGGCCGTGCCGTAGTTCGAGCGCAGCTTGTCGACAAAGTCGATGCCGTCGAGCATGTCGGCGCCGCGGGCGCTGACCAAGGTGCTCGATAGCGTCGCCGCCGTCTCCATCAGCGGGTCGAGGATGTTCTTGTAGATGCCAGGAGATAGGCGCTCCAGCAGCGACTCTACGTCTCTCTGCCTGAGCAATGTTGCGACCTTCTTATGCGCCGGGCCCATCTGCGCGAAGATGATCGCCTGCCGGAAGTGCATGATCTGGTTGATCGGGTTGATGTCCAGCGGGTCTGGGTCTGGCTCATCGACGCGGTTCTTTGTGTGCCCCTTGTTGATCGTGGCGATGGATCGCTGGAAACCCAGCAGGGTGTCTTGCGCATTCCGTTCGCCTTTCGGTGACCGTAGCTTCGGATCACGCCCCGCCGGCACGTAGCCCCCTTGCACTTTGACGACGGTGCCGTCCTCCATTACGCGCTGACCGAGCACGGACAAGCCCTTGTCCACGAGCTCCATGCGCCTGCCGAGCATCGCGTAGTGGGCTTCCTGCGTCATCGGCAGGAGCTCCTCTTCGTAGATGTTCCACACGCCCTGGCAGAACTCCCAGTCGGCTTTCGTAACGATGCCGGCCGCTTCCCACTGGCGGACCTGCTCCCACCACCTGGTCGCGTCAATGCTGCCGTCAGCCCTCTCTGTCGCCCAGCCAAAGCCCAGCAGTAGGCGGCGGAGGTTCGAGAGGTTACCGCAGTGCAGGAGCATCCCGAGGATGTCCATCTTGCCGTTGTCGAGGACGTCTGGGTCTTGGGTCTTCCGGCTGCGATCGGGCAGCAGCGGCGCCCCTGTGGCGTCGGTGCCTGTCGTGATCGGCCGCGATAGCTCGGCGCTTGCGCCGACCTCGTCGCGCACCATGCGCAGCAGGGGTTCCAGCTTCTCGATCACGGCCGCTAGATTGATCTCGACCTGGTCCTCTGCGTTGCGCAGCGGGACGAAGATCAGCTGCGAAAGTAGCCCCTGATCGTCGCCATCCATAGCGAAGAGCAGCGCCTCGACCCGCTGGGTCGTGTAGTTCCACTGCCGGATCTTGCCCTTGATGTCCTCGCGCGTCGTAGTCTTGCGCGACTTCTCTGGCGTCCCTTCGGCCTCCACCTGCTCGCGCAGGCGCCGGATGATCTCGTCCAGTTGCGCGGTTCGCCCTTCGAGCTCGAACATGCGAGCCCACTTACCTTGCACCAGCACACCCTCGACGTATTCGAGCGACTCCATAGCCTGCTCGACGGTCTGCTGCATGAGCGTGCCGTCCGTCGAGATCACTGACTCTACGTCGCCGAGAGCCTGCTCCAGCATCTGGCGTTCGGGGTCGGCCTCGGACAGCCCGGTCCACGGCGGCCCTTGGTCGCGGAGACCTGAGCCAACCTCGACGCCTAGCAGGTCGAGCATCAGACGCGCGGTCTCGATAGTCGCGCCGCCATAGTTTCGGGCTAGCGTGTCCTCTCTCTTGCCGTTGCCGGGGCGGAACTTCAGCCTGGACTTCAGCTTGTCGCTGTGCTTCTCGATAGCGGCTCGCGTCCGCACGGCTTCGTTGGCCATGGCCCTGAAGTAAAGCGCAGTCCGCTGGTGCAGCCCGACCTTCGACGGATCGCCGCGGTGCATAGCGGCCTTCCTCTCCGCGCGGCGAGCCTGCTCAGTGAACGAGCGAACCAAGTTCTTGCGGCCGAACAAGTCACCTGCCGTGAGCTTCGCGACGTCCCGACGTGCGATCTCCTTGGCCACCCGCACCATCTCTTGGTAGGTCGGCGGTAGCTTCTCCATCAGCTTGATCTCGGCGGCCCGCAGTTTGACGATCGCCTCGTTGCTGAGAGCGGCGTCGATCTCGTATTGCATCTGCGCCGGGTCTGCCAGGTGCGGCACCTCCGAGAGCATGCGCTCGTCGGTCGCGTCGTTGACCATGTTCGTCAACGCAGCGCCAGCTGAGTCGCCAGGCAGCGTGTATTTCACACCGCCAGATTGGATCTCGCGCTGCTGGCGCTCCTCGCCTATCAGTGCTCGGCGGAGCTCGTCGAACATGGAGTCGGCAGAGCCATAGCCAAGGTCTTGGGCGAACTGTTCGACGTCAGTTATTTCAGCCTGCTCTACGTTGTCCGTTCGGTAGCGTTCGGGCACGCGCTCGTCGGTAGTCAAGAACGCACGCAACCTCTTGCCCTCGACGCCGGCGGCGCCCTTCTTCGCGACGGCGACGCGCTTCTCTTCCTTCTCGATCACGGAGACGAAGCGTTTGATGTCAGAGCGTAGGGCCTTGAGTTCTTCTTTCGCTGCGGTGCGCGCGCTGTCCAACCCTTGAACCTGCGCCTCGGTATACGCGAGAAACTCTATGGTCTGGTCGATCAGTTCTTGGTTGGGTGCCGCCGACTTCCGCAAGGTGGCGAGCATCCTCTTCTCTGCCGCGATGTCGGCGCGCTTGGCCGTGATCACGGTCGTCGCGTTTTCGATGGTGGCTTCGAGCTCAGGCTGGCGCTCGGAGAGCTCCTTGGTTAATTCTTCGCGCTCGTCTAGTGCGATGCGAAGGCGCTCAAGAGCGCCGTCGAGACGCATCTGCAACGACGACTGGCTCACCGAGCCGTCGTCGTTCAGGAGGTCACCGGAGCTCAAGAAATTGAGTATGCGCCCGATGCGGTCGGTGCGCGCGATGCGGTCTCGCTCTTCGGCTTCGCGCTTCTTGCGCTCGGCGCGGCTGCTGCGCTGTAGTTTGCGCGCCGCGCGGCCACGCAGTGTCCGCAGCTTGCGCAGTTCCGTCATAAAGACGTCGCGCAGCTTCGACTTCGCCTCGCGCTCGTGGTCGAACACAAGTTCTTGGAGCAGCAACCTGTCGAGCTCGTCCAAGCTCTCGCCGTCTGCCTTTGTTGCGCGCAACAGTCTGCCGACTGCCTCTTCTCGGAGGCGGAGCTCGATCTCTTCGTCTGCTGCAAGCCAGCGGTCGAACACAAAGCGGACGTCGTCAGAGAGCGCCGGCAGCGTCTCCCCCGTCGCGTCGTGGTAGTTCACCGCAACGGTGTCGCGCACGTTGCGATACATCTTCACCATCCACTTAGCGAGCCGCTCGAAGACATTGGCTAGCTCTTTGCTTGGCGCAACGCCTTTGCTCATGTAGTCCTCGAAGCTGTAGGCGACACCTTCGTGCATCTCCTCGCGCATCTCCGCAGGGGCAGTGAGGTAGTCTTGGAGGGACGCGAACCTGCCTTTCCCGAACTGGTCGAGAAGTATCTGCATGTCACGCAGTTGCTGCGGGCTAGCTAGCCCCTGCAACGCCATGCGTGAGTCGATCTCGAACAGTAAGTGCGCGAACTCGTGGACTAGAGTCGTCGGGTCGTGCTTCTTATACAGGATCACGCGCAAGGTCGCCGGGTCGAAGGATCCACGAGGCCCCTCCTCGGAGTTCTGCTGGTGTAGAAGCCCGTCTTCGTCTGTGCTGAAGTTGCCTTCGTTGTTGGTGGACTTGATCTGGTTGGGGTCGAAGGCGACGTAAGAGTCCTCTCCCCTGTCTTCGACTTTATTAGCGTAAACAAGCCCATCAAAACCCGCATCTTGCAACGCCTTTACTGGGCCAATCGCTCGCATCTCTACGCCATCGACGTTGGTCAGCTTGTTCTGAATAAGGTAGTTAAGCAATGCGGCTTCATCGCTTGCTACGTTGTCCTCAACACGCAACGGATTTTTGATGGTGACGAAAGCGGGAATCGTCCTGCCTCCTTCTGCATTTACGCCGCCGCGAGTCTGCATACGGTCTTGTGCAGCTTGTGACGTTCCAAAGTGACTCCCAGGAAAAAAGACATCAAACTCTGCTGCCGTTGTGTGGTAGACCACCATCGGCTTACCTTCCGCATCCACGACCTTGCTGTCACCGAACCAGCGAGCGAAGTTCTGCCACACAGGCTGGCCGTTAGTGCCGACGCGACCCCCGAACTGCTCCTTGGCCCAGGCTACGACCTCAGGGCGGTAGGCGGACTCATCGAAGGTGGCACCTTGCTGGAAGAATACCGTGCTCGCTTGCTGCCTGTCCTGAGCTCTCCGCCGCATCTTGGGGTCGAAGAGCGCGGCCTTCTCCCCGCGAACAGGGGCCCCACCTCGGTCAGGCCCTACGGGTCGGGGACCAACGGCATCTTCGGCGCTCGCGGGCCCAACAGCCGCATCAACATTTCTTCGCCCGTCGGCTCCTGACCACTCGGCTGCGAGTTTGTCGAGTTGCTCTTGGTTGATGTCGGGGTGCGACCACCAAGGGCCTCCGAGACCTTCGGTTTTTTGGGTGATCGACCAGTTCTTGGTTTTGGTTTTGCCACTTTTCGGATCTTTGGTTTTGGTCCCTCGCGGGACGACTCCGTTCTTCGGCTTCTTGATCTCCGCCAAGAAGCCGCGGAACGCCGCGACGTCAAAAGTATACTGCTTCCCCGACGGGCCGACGTAGACAAACCCAGACACTCCGTCAGCACTGACGAAATAGCCGGCGCCATATTCGTAAGTGGCATACTCCCCCTGCTTCGCCACCACGCGAGCGATGGCGTGGTCCGCACCTTTTACGTCTTCGAGGATGGCGCTGAGGGTGCCGTGGCTAGCTTCTTGCTCGCTGTCGGCAACCCACGATTCCCAGTGGTATCGCCCAACGCTGGCGTCCTGCGACCTGCCAAGTTTTGCGTAGACCTCTTTGACCTTGGGCGTGAGAGCTCTCTCAATCGCTTCGTAGATCAAGATGCCACGGGCGCCCATCGTAAGATCGGTGAGCGCCGAACCAGTAAGCACTACCTGCTTCTCTTTCCCGCTGACGACGCGCTTCGTTTTCACGCCGTCGTATAAGTTGTAGCCGTTGAACCTGCCGTCGTCCCACAACTGCCGAACTTGCACTCGGTCCAACACCATCACGTCGTTGAACCCCGCGACAAGCAAAGTAAACGACACGACCTTGTTGTCGATGCCTACGCCTTCGCTCATCAGAGCAAACTCTCTGCGGATCTGCTGGCCCGTTTGCTGCGGGTCAGACAGCATGTCGTGCAGCTTTTGCAGACCTGTCACGCCATTCTTGTCTTTCTTAGCGAGCTTGAACAGGAACGACTTGCCGAACGCGTTAAGGTTGTGCCCCGAGCTCGCGCCTGGCATGCCGCTACCTTTAGGTGCGACCTTCTTCGACCATCTCAAATACGCTTTGACATCTTTTTTCGTGAACGTGCCGGCCGCAGCTTTTGCTATCCACTCTTCGGCGCCCTTAAACGCGTCGATGAACAGCGACTCTTGGGTGTAGGGGCTGACGCCACGGGACAAGAACGACCAGAGGAACAACTTGCCTGTGGTCGCTACGTCAATCTTGCCTTCTGTGTAGAGTTTACGAAACAGCGCCGCGTTCTCGAAGCCGTGGGTGGCGTCTTCGATCTGCCCCTTCGACAACTTACCCAGCTTCTGTGCCATCCGAGAGCCTGCTAGGTCTCGGATAAACGCGTAGGGTGGCACCGGCACTTCTGCGGATGCGAACGCTTCCGCCTGCATCAGCGACCACGCTTCTTGGCTTGTGTGCGCGTCTGGGTGCGCGGCGAGTAGGGCGTCGACTGCGGCAAGCTGCGCGGTCGCGTTTTTGTTCGTTGTCTTCTGCCCGATATTAGGCTTCTTGGGCAGCTTGACCCGGCCATACAACCGAACGCGGAGCTTGGGCCAGAATCCTAGCTTGTTCCCTCGCGTCACTCGTTGCCCCGGCTTCATCTCGCGCGAGCTAGTTTTCTTCCCGCCCTGCTGGAACGTTGTCGATGTTGCAGGCGTGGGCTTGGCCCGCGTGAGCAACTGCAATGTCCCGGTGCTGTCCTCCATGCGGAATATCAGATCTCCGCGGGTCAGTTGGTCTTCATTTAGTGTGTCGTCCGGTGCCTTAGCCAAGCGCTCTTCCGGCGTCAAGGATTGGCGCGACTGCGTCATGCGCGCCTCCGCTTCACCCGCGAGGCGCTCGTAGAGCTCGTGAAGAAGCACCTGCTGCTGCTCCGTTGTCTTCCCTCGTAGCTCAACCCGGCCAATAATATCTTTGAGCGTCGTTTGCGGCCACATCGCAGTGCCCAACGTCTGCTCGTCGAGATTAGCGAGTTCGCGGCGCAGTTCGATGAACTTGCGCTGCACTTCGGCGAAGTCGGCACGAAGCAGCTTCTCGCGAGCGCTTTGATGCACGACTAGCGGGCGGCCTGTGGGGCCTGAGTAATGCTCAAGCGCGAGCTTGAGCCCCGCCGCGTCCAACGCGTAGTCGACAAGCTGGCGAAGTTTGACAACGTTGGCGTTGTTGTTTGGGTCCGCCGCCATCTCATCCAACTTATTATGCGCCGTTGTGCGCGCGACCTGCAGTTGTCTGACCACGTCGTAGGCAAACATGTCGGGGTTACCCCCCGCAGCGAAACCCTCGCGGTGCTGGATTATGTGCTGGATCTCATGCAGCAAGACGTCGCGCTGCTCTGCTTCGGTGACCAGGTCGCTCGATATCCCGATGCGCGCCGGCTTACCTCCAGAAGGGCGCAGGTAATAGCCGCGCGAGCCAGGGGCCATATCCTCGACGACCACCTCGATGTTTGCGAGCTCCGGGTATGCCGCGAATAGCTCTGGGTGATCCAGCACTCGGTCGAGCTTTGATGGCTTCGACGCTGTCGCTTGGTCAACCCGAGCTTCGGCGTTCGCCAGCCCCGACCGCGCCGTGCGCAGCTCCTTCTGTAGGTGGGCTATGAGCTTTGTCCTGTCCATCCCGTCTTTTTTTGACTTCTCGTATGCGTCGAACACTTGGTCCGACAGTCGCTGGACCTCGCTACGTCGCCGCGAGACCGCCTGTTTGCGCTTCTCCGACTCGTCTTTGCGTTCTTGTTTCGCGTCCGGGTAGTTGGGGAGGTAGGGCACCGACCGCATTTTTGCGTTGTGGTCTGATAGCTCCCATCGCGCCTTGCCGTCGGGCCCGACGTGCCACCCTGTTGCTTGGCGGATCTCTTCCGCCGTCGCGCCGGCGAGGTCCATCGCTTTCGCACGCTGGAAAGCTGGCATGTCGGCGGAGGCGGCGCCCGTGCCGGCGAACTGGTTGAACACCTTCGTCCTGTCGAAGTCTTCCGGCATTGCCGTGACGAAGGTGTCTGGGTCGAACCCCACCAGCTTGGCCAGCTGTGACGGCAAGATCAAAGTCCCTTTGACGACCGACGCCTGCTCGGCCCTTGCGCGCAGCCCCTGGACGAGCACCGTCGCCGCATCGCGCGCGGCCCGCGCGTCGCGAACGCCTGCCTTGATCGTGTTCGCCGTGATGTTGTCGATCAGGCCGGCGGTGTCTTTGTCGACTTGGTCTCGCAGATCGCCGGCCTTCTTCAGCCCCTTCTTCAGCCGCTTCTGCTCGTCAGTGAGCGCCGCTTCCGCAGCCTCCATCTCAGTCAGCGTGTAGCTGTCGGCAGAAGGCTTGACGTGGTTGACCAAGCGATCTTGGAACTCCGTCTCTGCGATCTCGCCGCTGAAGAACACGGCGCCATCCAGCACGATAGTCGGCTGCTTCTCCGCCGGCTGGGCCAGCTGCTCGGCTAACCCAGGGAACACTTCTTCGAGCTCTTCGACAGTCAAGCCGGTGTCGTCTAGCGCCTTGGTGAACTCTTCCCTCGGGACGTGCACTTCTTGCAGCTTGGTGCCGCGCCACATCTTGCGCATGAGCATCACCATCTTGCTCGGCGCTCGCTGTTGGTAGGTGCTGCCCTTCACTCCTTCCTGCACTTCCTTGTAGACCGTCCCCTGCGCAGCTGCCGCTCGGATCTTCTTGCGCTCTGATAGATGCCGCAGTGCCGGCCCCATCTGACTGATCAGGCCGACGCCGATGAACGCCTGCCCCGCGGTGTCTACCGAGATCTGCCACATGTCAGACAAGAGCGTCTCGTCGCGGAGCGCAGCTTCGATAGGTGCGATCTCGCGGATGTCTTCGAGGAACCGCTTACCGACATCGCCATCTAGCGTGACCATCCCGTCGGGGTCGAGGAACTCTACCGGCCTGCCAGTCACTCGCCTGAATACGTCGGGAGTCACGCGGACCTTGTCGCCGTCCTTCACTACGCGGCCGCCGCCCGGCATGTTGATCTCGGCGCTTGATAACACCTCGTTCATCCGGTCGCGAGCTTCGGTCACCTTCTTGCCGAAGTATTCGCCAAGCGCCGTCACGTTCTCCTGTGCCACTTCTTGCCCGACTTCAGAAGTCAGCGACGCAATGCTGCGGCCGATAGTCTTGCGCCACGCGCGAGTCGCGGTCGGTGTGTCTAGCGCGCTACCGAGTAGGCGCCGGGTCAGCCCGCTGCGGTTGGCGAGGTTCCGACTAGCCATGCCGAAAGGCTTGGCGAAGAAGGCCAACGTGCCCATCTCGATGGCGGAGTTGACCCAGCCTACCGTGTGCGAGTTGCGCCTGGCTACGTCCTCCGCAATACCCGCTTGCTTGTATTGGTGGTAGGCCAGCCCGCCTTCGAGCTCATACGTGTGGATCGCAGCCGGCACGGTTCCGGCGAGACCTATCGCTAGCGGCAGCAGCGCCGGCGCCGCAGGAGGGATGAACGCAGCGAGGGCAGACGCGCCAATGGCGACACCCGTCTCCCAGATCGCCATCTGCGACATCGTCTGCGCGGTCAGGCCGAAGAACCCGTCAACGTGACCCAGCGCATCCATACGTTTGACGATGGACTGGTAGTGCTCCTTCTCCCCTTCAGTGCGGAACAGGCCGCCCTGGGCACGTAATTTGACCGCTGCCTGTGCGAGCTCCTCCATCACGTTCGCCGACTCCCAGCCGGCGGACATCTTCTCCAGCGCTGACAGCTTGTCGAAGTCGTCGATGGCCAGCGCAGCGAAGTCTGGGTCCTGCATCTGCCGATATAGGATCGGGGAGTTGCGCGCGAGGTCTAGGCGCTCGATTTGCTTGCTCGCGTATAGCTGGCGAGACTTATCGATATTGTCGCGGATGACTCTGCGGTCCATCCCGAGCTCGATATTGAGCTCTTGGATCTCTTGGGCTAGGTCGGGGTCCGTTTGCAGTTGGTCCTGCATCAGGCGCATGAACTGCCGGTCTTCAATTAGCTGATCTTGCGCGACCATCGCGCGCAACCCAGGGGCTATAGGGCCCTCGTATCCACGCTGCTGTGTCCGTTGAGGTGCTGGTAAGCCCGACGCGAAGTCCGGGTCGTTAAATGCGGGGACGCCGCTAAAGCCACCCACTAATTCCCGCTCCGTTTGTTGGCCGCGGAAAAGTCAGCGCCCTGCGCCTCGTTAGATGTAGAGGTCCATGCATCGTAGTCCTCAATGTCGCCTCCCGTCGCAACCTCAACAGGTTTAGCTGATTTCAACGCCACGACATCATAGCGCATACGCTCGATGGCGCTGTCGACCGCAAACCTGCGCGTCTCCGCTTCTTGCGCGGAGATGTCGGGTGCTTCAGGGTCCCCATGCTGTGCGATAGCGTAGCCTCGGTAAACTGCATCTTGGCCCCTCTGATCCCATGCATAAGCAGCGGGCCTCGCAGGCGTCGCCTTTAGTTCTTCGTAGATTCGCAGTGAGTCAGGGTGCACCTGCTGCGCAACGTAGTCGAAGTCTGCACCTACCGAAGGGTCGACATTTGCCGCGAGTGGGTTCATATTTTCGGTGAGCTTCTGCGCTTCCGCCAAGGTTGTCGGCCTGTCGTAACGGAGCCAAAGCTCCTCCGCGCGTCGCGAGATGGACTTAGGGTCGACCTCGCGGTCAGGGAAGTAGAGCGTCTTTGCTACTTGCTCCATGTGCTCGCGCACGTCCATGCTGATGTCTGTCATCTGGAGTCGTCCGTAGCGCGTGTCGCCGCGCACCTGCGAAGCCACGGTTGGGTCCATCACGGCCGCGAGCTCGCGCGGCACGGGGTGGTCCCCGTCCCCGTAGGACCAGATTGTGTCGCTGAACAGCTTGTCGAGCGCTTCGATCTTCTCGTCATGCGTCTGGCCGCGTGCGTTGATCACGCCTAGCGCCGTGTCAACCATGCGTAGGTCGACGACGGGCTTGTCGGGGTCGCTTCTGTCGAGCGCCCACGCATACCCCTTCAGCTTCTGCCGGACTATCGACTCCAGGCTGACGCGGTCGCCTTCCTTAAACGTGATACCGTGCGCGTCTGTGTAAGCTCGGCGCACAAACTTTGCTTTCTCTTCCGACATGCCCGCCGTGATCTTCGTTAACGCGGCCGGGTCTGGGATTCGCACGCGGAGGAGCTCCAAGTTCTTCGTGTCGTAAGCCAGCGCGATGTTGCGGTAGGTGTTATCCGCGTCCTCCTTACCGGATTTGGTCAACATGCGACGCAGCGTCAACTGACCAGCGCGCGTCGACATCAGTCGCCGAACAGCATCCGGGTTACGTTCCTGCAAGTCTGCAATTCCCAGCCGTGGGTCTTTGCGCAACTCTTCGGTTAGTGGGTCGGCGGCTTGCGCCACGGCTGCGTCTTCCGACGCCTTGCGATCTTGGACCTCTGCGTCGACCAGCGTGTTCGCCCGTTGATAGGTAGCAGCGTCAATATCGCCCGCGTCGAGTTTATCTTTGAGCTCTTGGCGCGCGTCGGCGTGCATCTGTGCCGTGCCGTAGCCGTCAAGCTGGGGCCCCATCTCATAGCGACCCAACGTGTCCATCGCCAACTTCTGCGCTTTCTCGTTGGTCTTTTCGACCTTGCCCATCGCCGCTTGCGCCTTCTGTTCTCTGCGCAGCCGGTTGACTAACTTCGCACGGCTAGCTTCTTCGATGTGCGTGCCCCTGCCTTCTTTGTCGAGCTCCTCCTCCGCTTTGTCTAGGTCGCCCAGGTCGAGCAAGGTCTCCGCGTAGGTAAACTGAGCGGTCGACAGCGTGTCCTTGTAGAGCTCTTGGCGCTGTTCTTCGGACATCCCAACTACGCGCCCGTATTCGTTGATCTCGTCCCTCAAGTCGACGCGCGCACCCCAGTCGCCTGCCGCGACGTCGTCCGATAGCTGGCCATAGCGCACCTTGGACTGCGCAGCATTCGCCACCTGCGACTGCTTCGCCCAGTGCAGTCCCGCGGCCGCCTGGGCTCGGGTGAAGTCGACGGCCGTTGCTTGCTCGAACATCTCGCGAGTCTCGTCGTCGTCAAACGACGCGCGCAACTTCTTGTTCACCTCTGCGAGCTCACGCTCGAAGTCACTGATGCCGTCGCGCGCGGCACCACCCTGCTTCGTCAGGTAACCGCTATCTCGGTCCTGCAGCAGTCGACGGATCTCTTGCGCCGCGCGGACCTGGCCTTCTTTGGCCTTCGACACGCGGGCGTTTCGCATGCCCTTATTGCCGATCTCGACAAGTTTACTGCCTGCCCTTGCCGCGGTCGAAGCCGCCTGCCCGAGCATCTGGATCCCTTCCGTCTGCTCGAATTGCTGCACCTGCGGTGCCTGGAGCGACACCATATTGGGCGTTGTCTTCTGCACGCCTGGGACGCGAATCATTAGCTCTCTCCTGCGAAGACACCGGTGGACGCTGCTTGGCCGAACATGTTACCTGCTGACCCTAGCGCCACGAGGCCAGGGCTGACAGCGCTGGCCGCGCCGCGGGCGTTCTGCGCCGATACACGCGCGGCCTGTGCGGACAGGCGCGAGTTGAGCGCGGCACGTCTTGCTTGCTGCGACTGCCTGCGCACGTTGGTTTTGATCGTGCGCGCCTCCATCCGCCGCACGATCTCCATGGACGCCCGCACCTCTGCCGAGCTCCCGGCGCCGAGTAGGACGCCGCGGCGCGCGCTGCCGACTATCGCTTGTGCGCGCTCCTGCCCTGCCTGCATCCCGCGGCGTGAGATCTCGCTGTTGCCGGCCTCGATAAGCAGCAGTGCCTGGTCTTCGTAGTCGCGCGCCTGCATGTCGGCCATCGTGCCCTGGAACTCTAGGCTCACCGCTTTGTTCTTCAGTGTCTGCCGTTTCGTCAACGCACTGAAGTAGCCGGTCACTGCCGCCAACCCCGCCGCGGACCACGCGAGAGCCTGGCCCATCCCCTTGTTCTCTTCGGCTATGGCGAAGTCCTCGCCGAGGCTCAGGTCGTCGTTCGCCCCGAAGAGACCACCGTCTAGCGGGTCGTTGATGTGTATGTCGTCAGTCATCTAGTCTCCGAAGGATACACGCGCCGCAAGCGACACGACACTTGCGGGGAAAGGCTGGGCCTGCCGCACTAGTAGTTGCCCGTCTTCAGTCCACTTACCCGTCACCAAAGTGCGCTTCTCCCCTGTAGCGGGAGAGGCGCCGTCTTGCGCGTCTGTGACGGGCTGGAGATTGTCTGCGTCTGGGCCCACTGTCAGCCCTGCGGACTCGTAGAGCCGCAGCCAAGCCTTCTCGATGTTCTTTTCGCGGCCGGTGCCTAGTCCCTCGACCTGCGCCGCTATCGGCAGCGTCTGTAGGTCGCAGACGTATGGCAGCCCTGCGTGCACGTTGAGGCCCGGAGTATCCAGGTCGAAGTATGCCAAGTCTGGGTTCTGCACGTCCACTGACGGGGTCGCCGCCGGCGCAACCGCGGAGTCTGCGACAACGGAGCAAACTGTGCCTGCTAGCCACGCGGGCGTGTAGACGCGCTTGCTTGCGAAGCGCCATCTGTCATACCAAAATGTGTAGCCGATTAAGTCGACCCCTATGGTGTCGAGTAACTTGCCGGATACGAAGGCGTTGTTGGTGAATCCGGTGATCAGCACCCGGAAAGTCCAAAGCGCATCGGAGGGGCCCCCGCTGATGTGGACCTCCTTGCCAACGTCCTGGGGGTCGAAGGCGACTTGGGTGTTCGTGTTGTCGGTGTTGCGCCCTTGGAGGGTCACATCGGCGCCCGCTGAAGAGCCGGCAGACGAGTCAAGGCGTATTCTGGTGTTGTAAGGCGGAAGCTGCGTCGTGTAGGTCGAAGTGTGCGCGTCGAGGCAGGCAGCCTGTTTGACGTCGGAGATGCTGAACTCTTGGATGCGCTCCACCGTGTGGTGAACAGAGCCGTCGATGCCCCTGCGATTCACGGCAGCGTAGACCACGTCTTCGTCACCCTCGGGCACAACGGCGATCGAATCGAAAGTGCCGGCTGTCTCGTGCTGGTGCCACCCTTCGACCTTCTCCTCGGGCACAAACGTCATGCCGAGCAACTTACCGCTCGACGAACACGCCCACACGCAAGGGAACGGCGCCTTGCCTGCCCCGAAGTCTGTTACCGTGAAATCGTCGAACAGATGCGGGGCCCGTAGGCTGACGCTCAGTGACTCGAACGCGGCGCGACGCGCTTCGTAAGCGAGCTTGCGGACGTGCCCTCCGCGCGCTGCGCAGTATACGATGTGATTCGAAAGCGCAGCCGGCTGCGCATGGTTAGCCCCGTCGTAGCCTTCTTGCCTTGCGAAGATGGTAGCAGGTGTCAGCGCGCCGTCATCGGCCGCGCGCACGCGGAACTCACCAGACAACGTCAGCAGGACCAGGTCGCGCATGCCGACGATATGGCGGACTGTCTGCGCTTGGTTCGAGGCGAGCGTGAACTTCAGCCTGTTGTCAGCCTGCACAGGTAGCGTGTAGGTGAAGTTGGTGTCAAAGCCCGTTTTCGACCCCCAGACCGTCTGAGGCCGTGCCGTGGTGGACGCCAAGAACATCCGCTGCTCGTGCCCTCCAACAGCGGACGGGTAGTTCGTCCCAGTGATCGAAGTATCAAGGAGCGGAGGCGTGCGCCCCAGATCGGGCGCGATGTTGTTGTCCACAAACCTCATGATGCCGGTGGTGGTCTCGTCGATCACTGCGTCGCCGATGTAGCCGAACAGGCCGTTCTCCTTCTTGTATATCCGGTAGCGGTCTTTCGCGTCAGGCGCGTTATAGCTCGTCACTGCGATTGTGTTAGATGCGCCGGCGACCTCTAGGACATTTTTGAATCTGAACTCGGTTTCGTCGGGAGGCAACGACTCATCGCCCTCCTTGTTGACAAGGGTCGCCGTGTATTCTTGCGTCGTGTCAGCGCTTGAACTGCTATACACCCACTTGGCCGATAGATTAGTTGCTGCGACCGTCGGACCAGGCCAAAAGACATTCCCTTTTAGATCGCCAAGCTGCATTTTGCCCGAAACTGTGCCCGCTGTGCTATTTGACGATAAGCAAACGTAGTATTGGTCTACTCGAAACTTGCGCTCCCAAAGTGCCATCCCCGCCGGGGCGCCGCCCGTGCTAGGGTCCACGAGCAATGGGAGTTGATTTTGTAGCGCAGGGGAGCCCATCGCGCCGAGCTCCTCTACAAAGATGACGTCGCCCGGCGCAGCGACCAAATTGGAGGCTCCGGCAGGGAGTTCGAAATCGAACAACGTTCCTGCTGTCCCTGTGGACCCTATGAACGAGTTCTGCACGCCTCTTGCGGACGAGGAGTCGGCGGTAGATATGGCGGGCACCGTAACCGACGCGTCCACCGTGACTCTGCTGGCGATCCATGTCGTGGCCCCGCCGCGTATGATCTCCACCAGCGGGTAGGTGCCTGTGTTGTTCGCTATAGTCAGCACGTCACCGTTCTGACGCCATACCAACTTATCCAGGTCGGCTTGTGCGTAGCTCACTGGCAGTCGGATCTCTAGCGAGCCGTCGTCAGGTTGCCTGTGCCACCCCGCGGCCGTGGGGGCTGTGCCCCCGGCCGTGACAGACTCAGCGGCGTGGTAGACCCCTTGGTCAAGTGCTACTGAGCCCTCCCAGTAGACGAGACTACCGGCCTCGTAGTTTGTAGCCGCATCCCACGCAGGGGGTAGGTCGGCTGCCTTGAAGGTGCGTAGATACCCAACGAAGTCTTCGGCGAAGCCGATCGATACCAGGCCCGTCGCCGACTGCCCGGTGTATAACTGAAAGCGACGCGTCGTGAAGCCGCCCCCCGGGCCGTTCACGTAGTATGACTCCGTGCCGAAGACCCCCCAGGGTAGGTCGCCGCCGGCTGAGACAAGCACCTTGACGAGGGTGTCACCGTCATAGTAGTGGCGCCTTCTACCGGTCAAAGTATTGGCGGTTGCGTTGACGGCGATGGTCACGGTCCCCAACTCGAAAGGAACTGCCCAGCGCAGAGCGACGCCCCGCGTGAAGAAACGCACAACTGTCTCGCCAGCTTTGTTGCGGCTGACGGCGGCGACTAGACTCTGACCCGTAGAGTAGATAAACGGGATGAGCCGCGGCGCGCTATGAGACCAGCCCCCCAACGTCGCGACCCACCGCAACCCTGGCCGTGTGCGGGCCGGCCCTTGGGGTTTGACCACCCAGTTTTTCAGTTGTGCAGCGCCCGATCGATACTGCGCCAGGTCGGGCCTGCCGTAGAGCTCAGGGGATATCTCACCACCGGCAAAAGAAAGCTGCACTGTGCGTGTGTTCATCGACGATACGAGCCGGGGTTGCTGCGGTGGCGCAAGAAGGTTGGGACGTGGTTGCTGATGTCGACGTCGCGCTTGTTGTCGCTGTCGTGCTTGGTCGCTGTCCGCAACGCGCGCTCGGCCATCTCAGTCGCCGCGAGAGCTTTCTTCGACCCCTCTTCGCCCTTGAGGATGGCGCCAGCCAGATGGAACACTAGGCGCCACGCGAGGGCGGACGTGAACGTCGTGCTCCACTTGGTCGGGTCCGTAACCTTCGCCACGTAAAGCATCAGCGCTTCGTCAAGATCGGTCAGCACCATCCGATCGCCGTTGTCGTCAAGCTCGACCGTGTATTCGTGCTGCCCCGTGGTGCCCATCGTCTTGTAGTTGTAGCTGACGTCGGAGCGCACGAGCCCAAGCACCGACGCAATGCCCTCGGGGTAGTCGTATGCGTATTTGTAATCTACGCGCGGTGACGCCGAACGCTTCGTCGGCTTGATCGAACGAAGCGCAAAGTCCCACGCATGGCGTTCGAGGAGCTCGTCACGCGCTAACGGCAGGAACTGCCTGCACAACTCGGCCTCGCGGGACGTATCGGTGTCGACGTTAACCATCCGCCCAGGCTCTCCCAGGTAGGACAAGGCCATGTTGCAGACTTCGGTTTCGTTGTATCCGCTACGTTCCAGTGCTTTGTAAGCGACGAACGCACGCTTACCTAGCGTGTCCATCTCGGCGCCGTGGTAGTGCAGGCCGTCCGCCGTAGGGTTGCCTTCGGAGGTGTCGCGCTCTGCGTGCACTTCCAAGTCAGTGCCGACTAGCGAGCGACTATACGGATCCGCCTGAGCTTCCGCCTCGATGGCCGCGTTGACCGTCTTGGCGTATGGCCACACGTTAAGTGATTCGTTGATCGTGGCGTGCAACCACTTAATCCGCTCGGCTTTGATCGGCGACAGGCCCCTGTCGTAAAGGGCTTGGCGCACAGCCAGCTTGAGCCGGTTCAAGTTCTGCCTATACGTTGTCGACGTGTATTCTTCCGTCGCGTCCGCTTCGCCCTGGTTGAAGTGCACGACAACATCTTTGACCGTGGAACCCTCCTCCGTCAGCGCCAGTTTGACGCCGTCGAGCGTGTCCTCCAGGCGTGCGAAGCAGCCGTTGTCTTCACCGGGCGCCCAGCTGATCTGCTGGTCGGGGTCGTGCCAGCCGAACGAGGAGCGGCCATCGCCCGCTTGGTGCACTTCCCTGTGCGCTATGGAGGTGTTGCCGAAAGCCAGAGGGACGAAGAGCGTCCGGCGGCCGGTGTAGTTGTATAGGTCAAACGATAACTGCACCCCCGCAGTGACACCCGACGCCTGCTGCGCTGTCTCTTCGCCATAGAACGAACCTGCAACGTAACCGTCGAAAGGCATGTAGCGCCGGGGTATGGCGAACTGGCTGGGGTAGTTGAACCCCGGCGGGTGCGGGTTGAACCCGTTGTCGTTGTCGACAGTCTCCGCGTAGTGCAACCCGCTGCCCTCCTCGCCTGTTCTTTGCAGGGCTGCACCGCCGTAGGTGGCGGCGATATTGAAGGCGCTCCCCACAGCTAAAGCTGAGTAGTAGGTTTTACCCGGCGTGAGGCCGTTAGGTAGAGTGCCCGTAGTGTAGAAGCGAACCGATGTCCTGTCGGGCGCGAACATCCCCAGCACAACGATATTGCCTTGGGTTGGTGTGACAGCCCATGTCACGGTAACGGGCGCCGGGCCAGCTTCGCGGCTCCCGCGAGCTAACCCCTCGAAGGGTGCCCAAGGAAGCAGCTGGCAGAACTTCCTGAACGGGCGTTCCTGGTCGCCTACTGGAGTGGGCTCCAGCACGAAGATGTCGTTCTTCTGGGGCTCCGCCGTCCAGGCACCATCGTAGTGAACTTTCGCGAGCCCTGTCGAGGCATAAGTGACGTGAGTCCCGTGCTTCCACTGCCCTTGGTTAGCGCCCGACGCACACCGCAGGCGTAACCCTGACACTGACCCAGCAAACCGTTCCGTCTCGGCGAGCGTCACAACACCTAGGGTCGGGACCGCGATATTCTTCCAGTCGGCGCCGCCGCGCTCGGAAGAAACCAGCCAACCTACATATGCGTTGATGCGCTCTATCGAAGGGGAGTCCCCGACAGTTGTCACCCATGTGATGGTGAGGGCAGTTCCGCCTTTATCCGTTGCGAGACGCAAACGCTCGCTGCCAGTGACTGATGTGTCGACTTCCACGACGTAATAGTCACCCGCCGGGAGGTTTGTCGGAGGAAAACCTTGAGTCGGGCCGTAGCTAACGCGCACCTGCTCGCCCACGGCAAACTCTTGCGGGGTGGACACGACAACGTAATTATTGAGAGTTTGCCCTGACGTTAGCGCCGGAGGGACGACAGGCGCCAGCTGTCGCGTGGGCCATAAAGTTCCAGTCACGTAAGGAACCGTCCACTCCCCAGTGCCGCTTGTGGGCGCGGCCGTTAGCTGGATGGCAGTCCCCGCATTCGCGTCAGCGAGCGAGGCGGCTACTTTGAACTCGGTGTCACTGACGCGAATAGCGAAATACGCTGTGCTCGCGGTTAAACCTCCGGGCACCTTTGCAACGTCCTCACTAGATTTCAAAGGCGAACCCGTCACCAAGTTATGGTTCGCGCTAGCCGTAACCGTCGAGCGAATGACCGAATGGGTTCCGCTACCCCCCGCGGAACTGAAATCTTGGAGAGCGCCAGTTGATGCAACTGAAAGATTAAAACTATTGAGGCGGCGAATTGTGTGTGTGCCACTACCGCTAGTGGAACCATCAAACACGATATAAGTGCCACTGCCGGATACAGCCTGAAGTGCAATGCCATACTCCAAAATGCCGCTGCCGCCAGGGGCAACTGGGCTGGTGTAGTAGGTCGTGTTCTCGTCTAGTCCAGTCGGCAACCCCCCTGAACCTGCGACCAGCCGCACTGGCTCGTCAAGCATATACACTTGGTCAGCCGTTGACGAGCCTAGCGCGATGTATCCTGCCGAGGTTGCGGCTATGAACTTGGCGTTTGCCACATCCTTGCGGACGTTGCGTGCGTAGTAAGTAGTTGCTGTCGAGAGAGGGGTGGGCAGACTTACTGTAGTGGTAAGGCGGACAGGCTCGGCGTTCTGTATTGGGGTCTCTGTGCCGAAAGTTGCCACTCCGTCGCTAGACGATGGGGCGGCGCCCCATGTGCTGTTGGCCCCCGTGTATTCCATGTCGACACCCACAACAGTCGCCGGTATTGCCGAATCCCCGCTAACTCCGCGGCCTCCCCGGAGAGGGCTATCTGAAGGCACAAACCATCGGTAGCCGCTAGTCGCGGTAGTCAACTCTTTGGCGGAGAGTGTCACCGCAGGGTTGTTGTTAACGAAACCGCCGAGAAATGCGTCGAACACTAGGGGGCTTTCCGTGCTCCCCGCATTATGCTGGAGTTGCAAGGGGACCGTGAACTCTTCCTCGTCGCTTTGCGCGGGGTTGAAAGGGGGGTCGACAACTAGCCGAGCACCGCCGCTGGCCTGACTCCAACTAGCGATCCCGAGCCCAGTGGGCGCGTAAGTGTGGGTAGAGCCTGTGCGCTTGCGCGTGATTAACGAAGGGGCGTCGAGGTCGTTGACCTTCCACGCGTAGAGCGTGCCACTGGTCGCGGAGATGTCAACCGCAGCGCCTTCGGGCCAAGTCTCGATGTTGAACGTGCTGGCGGTAACGGCGGTGACTCTGAAAGGCCCCGAACTGGGCAGCCCCAAGTTCGTGAAGTAAGAACCGAAGACCACAATGTCGTTGACATCGAAGACGTGAGTCGAGTTCGTCGTTATGGTGCTGCCGGTGGCACTTACACCCTGCGCGGACTGGCGACCCTGTTGGACGATGAAGTTCGTCGAGAACTCCCGTGCGGTGTTAGGCGCCAACGCGTTGGTTGCCGGCACGACGTTGTAGGTGCCGGGCCAACTTCGCGCGTGCCCCGATGCCGTCTGCAACGTGCCGATAGGGTTGTAGAACGTCGCGACGCGAACAGCATCGACAGCCACGCCGCGGAGGTTGACAGTCTGCCACTGGCCGTTGATAGCAGCCCCCATCTCAGTTCCGACGTCACCTACCTGCGGCCCGCCTTTGAAGGTCGCGGCAAGGGTAAAGTCGTCGCGGTATGAGCCGGTGCTGAACTGCTTCACTCCCGAGCGTGCAGTGTTAGGCGACCTGATCGCGATCTGTGGGTGTTTGTCTTCCCACCCTTGGATGTCGCCGACTGGTGATGCGTTCGACTGCCCGATCTCAAGAACTAGCGTATATTCAACCATGGTGCTCTCTATGTAAAAGCCCCACCCCCGCGTGGGCGGTGGCGGGGCGTCGACCTGCTAGCGTCCCTCTCTGAAGCTGTCGTCCCTACAGCAGGTCGTCGATACCATCGTCAACCGCTGCCACGTCTCGGGGCACGCTCGATTGGATTGGCGACGTGTCGCCAGCTTCCAGTTCGAGAAACACGTCGGGGTTGGGCTCCCCTGAATATGCAAACTCTTCGCCCTCCTTGCGGATGACATGAGCCACATAGGCTTTGCGAAGAGCGCGCACGCGGCGCGACGTGTTCAATTCGACCATACGTTTTAGCTACTAGTGCTTGCTGGGTAGATACGCGGCCTGGTGCTCGTGTCGAGCGTCAGTTTGGTTGTGAGTGAGCCGCCGCTAAGGGCGCCCTCCCCTACCGTGTATTTCAGCCCGAAGTAGCGGCGACCGTTTAACACGCTTGTCGGGTCGCCGTCGTGCGCGTAGATCGTGAAGTCTTCGCCCCATTGGTAAGGACCAAGAGCAAAGAAATACTGCGAGTAGAGCGTCAGGTTGGTTACCGCCAACATGGGGGCCACGACAATCTCTTGCGCGTTCGTCGTCAGCGCGGCGTTGTCTGCGACAACTCCCGAGACGGTGAGCGTCGCGCCGCCTCCGAAGTCCGCGCCCACGACCTGCATGTGCAGGAAGAGAGGTGCCCCTTCGCCGATGTCGCGAACGCTCTGCAAGTCGATCACGTTCGTCGAATCGGCTGTAGTCGTGATTGCTTGCGCGTCTGACAGGCGCCAGTTGTGTTCAATGTATGCCATTTGTGGATCCTGTAAGGCGGGCTGCCGAAGCAGCCCGCTACGGGTTAGACGACGAAGCCCGACCGGTGGAAGTGCTTCAGACCTTGGACACCAGTGTCCTTGCCGATCGTCAACCACGCCTGCACTTTGCCCTGCGTGAAGGCGTTGACGCTGTCAGTGTTGCTCGCCTTCAGCGAGATGAACTTGCCTAGAACCGAGCCGTCCAAGTCGACCTCTAGCGGACGCAACGCGATCAAGACCGCGTTGGCCACCCCAGGTAGCAAGATGCCGACATCGGATGCCGCGCCGTCCGCTACGGTTAGATCCGCGCAACTGAACGCCTGCGTCTCGCCGATGCGAGTCGGGTTGGTGCCTGCGTTATCGTCGGCCAAGAGAACGTCAAAGCGCACGTCGGCGGCATTACCGCCGGCGGAGGTGAACGTCTCAACGACGTTGAGCGCTACCCACAGGTCCATGCCGCCGCCGATGTCGTCCCACGACTGTGTGTCGGTAGGGAGTGTGATCGCGTCGGGCGCGTAGGCGGTGCCACTGGCAGCGAGCGCCCCGAGATCCCAGTCGGATGACCGGGTAAAGTTTAAGTGATGGTCACGTATTGCCATTTCATTCCTCCTAGGAAACCACGTCTTCAGTGTTGAGGATCGCGTCGCAGCGACGGATCGGGATGCCCATGAAGGACAAGTATTGGCGCGCCGTGCCGTAGCTCGACAAACCCTGCTCAATCGTCAGGACTGAGGACTGCTTCTCCATCGCCATACGCGACAGTGAGGAGTGGACGGTGCGGTTCATGTAGAACGCCGGCTTGCACATGCCCAGGTTCGGAACGCGATAGATCGCTTCGGCCATCTGATGGATGACGTTGCTGGTGTAGGCGTTCAACGCCTGCCCGCCGGTGAAGCCAGCGAGGTCGTCGACCTTGATGTTGCAGATGCGCGCGGCGTAGCGCCAATCCTTCACGACCAAGCCCATCTTCCAGCAGAACCAGTCGACGAGCGCCTGCATCTTGCCGGTGTAGGTGCCGGTGCCGTCAGCGGCGGAGAAGACGTCGACAGATTGCTCGCCGAGATCCTTCTGCTCCAGGCCGGCGGAGCTCCCCTTCGGGAACACAAAGTGACAGGTCTCGTCAGACCAACCGATCAGGTAGATCGAAGTCTGCGCACCGGTGCCGGTGCCGGCGCAGCTGAAGATGTTCTGTGCATTACCTGCGGACAGCGAACTGTAGCGCGGGGCGATGCCCATGAACTTCTCAGGGTTGGCGGCCGTGTTCCCGTAGAACATCGTGGTCGCCATCTCTTGGTTCATGGCTTCGAGGCGCATGCGCGCTTCCGACAGGCGCAAAGCGCGCTCATCGTCTTCGAGGCTGGCGAGAGCAATGTCGACTTCGGAGCGCGACTCCAGCATGCCGATGCCTTCATCGATCTGTGCGGTCGTGCCGTGGCTCGGGTAGACGCCTTGGTTAACCTGGCGCCAGTAGACGTCAGGCAGACCAGTCGCGACCGTCACCCGGTGAGAGGTGGGGCCATTGGCCATCTTGAAGACGCCGTCGTCGAGAATCTCGTTCGACTGCGATAGAATGTTCGCGATGTCGGCCATTGAGCCGTTCGGATCGCGACGCTTGGCCCAGTCGGCCAAAGTGAGGTTCGTGGTTGGAAGAGTTGCCATAGCTGCTTACTTCTTTTTGCCGTAAAGACGGTCCATCGTCGGGCCGGGATTGTTGAACACATCCCCTGAAAGGCCCTTAGTTGCGGGGGCGTCTCCGCCCTTCACAACCTTGTCCTCGCTCAAGCGCGACCCGAAATAGCGGAACATCCGCACCATCTCGGGGTGAACGTCCAGACCGGACGTCTTTAGCAGCGACTGTAGTTCGTTAGAGGCACCCATCCGGTATGCCTTACGCGCGAGACCAACGCTTTCGTCGAGCTTCGCCCCTCCGATCTCTGGGTCGGAGGCTACCTCGTTCGCCCAAGTCTGCACTTGGGTGGCCAGAACTTGTTTCTGCCGTTCCGCAATACGCGGAGCGACGGAGTCGATCAGGGACTGCGCCTTGTCTTGCGGCAAGTCGAGCTCCTTCGCCGTAGTCTCGAAAGTAGCGAGGACATCTGAATCCAACGAGTCGACACCACCAGGCGTCGAGAATTGCTCGTAGGTTTCAGGTGCTCCTTCAGGGACCACGGCCGCCGGCGCCTCAGAGCCAGGCTCTGCGGGCGGCGTCGATTGTTCAGTCGGCTGCTGTTCAGCGTCGCCTTCGACAATGCTTACCGAGCTCTGCTCGGTTGACTCTGTCGGAGTTTCAGCTGGAGCCGGCGTCCCTTCTTGAAGCTCGGGGGTATCGGTCTCTTGGGTTTCTGTCACGGGTTCTCCCGCATCATGGGGGCGTAAGTTTCGGGGCAGAGGTCGAAGATGCGGTCGACAATTTCCACTTGCACGAAGTCCGCGACGCCAACATGACGAGCCATCGTCAAGCTATGCGTATCGAAGTTCTTGGAGCGGTTGCGGCCGTTCTTCAGGAGTCGCGCTACGATGCGACGACCCCACTCTGCGCGCATGAGCCTGACAAGGTCTTCGTCCTCCAGAACTAAACGGGCCCGCACTCTCCCCGAGGAGACAGCGCGGTCGGCTTCGATCTGAGACTTGGTCTTGATGCCAGGCACGGGATAAAGGCTAGCACGCGGCTACCCCACCCTGGGCCCCTAGACGCTCTTGGCCTTCTCGATGTTCTCTTGGCGGGTTGCTGGGCCACGGCGGAGGTTGATCCCGGTGTAAGCCAAGAGCACCGCTGCGCCGATGTCGATGACATGCTGCATCAGGGATGTCCAGCCGAAGCCAGCAGCACTCACTAGCTCGTCGCGGTGTTCGGCAGTGATGGTGCCGCTCTCGACCAGCTTGTTGAGAACCTCCATAGTGGCTTCGGATGCGGTGGTGCAGCCGGTCACGAACAAGCAAACTGCGGCCAGTGCCGCCCATCGGATTACGTTTCTCATAGTTGTTTCAGAAGCAGAACGGAGATGACAGGGATCATGCCGGCGACTGCGCCCCAGATTCCTGCCTTGACTTTCAGGCTTTGGATGTCGGTCCTCAACTGAGCGATCTCAGTCATAATCCCCATCTCGACTTGCTGCCGGTTGCGCCGCTCGTGTTTGATCGTGGCAGCAGTCTGGTCGTTCATTCGGGTCAGACTTCCATCCAGCCGCTTGAGTTCGCTCAATACGAGACGCTGGTATGTGCTCCAGTCAGATGATTCATTCTCAGGCATGGCTAGGAGAAGAGTTAAGGCTTAATGAACAGAAGCTGGACGCGCACTTTGGGGTTCGCAGCTACGTGCGCTGGATCGACAGCCTCAAGAGTCAACGCCCACTCCCAGCACTCACCAATAACGACTGGCGAGGTAGACCACACGCCGCATGCGCGGGATACCCCACCCTGCGAGATAGAAACGCCTGGCACTCGGGGGATAAGACCGCCCGAGCCAGAGTTCGGATACAAGTCTACGGTGCCCCCGAACTGCGGTGCCCACATTGCCGTTTTGAGGCCCACCACCCCTGGAGTCAGGGTGATGTTGGTGGACGCGACTACGTCAGGAGCAAACAGCGCGGTGGTGAATGCCCCGGTGCCGGGAGTGACCACCACATCCACTCCCGCACTAACAGTCGGCACGAACAGTGTCGCCGTCAGCGCGAAGGTTGCAGGCGTGACGCTGATGTGATCCGTCGCAACGACAGTCGGCTCAAACAGTGCCGTAGTGAGCGAACCTGTGGTCGGCGTGACGCTGATGTGATCCGTCGCAACGACAGTCGGCGCGAACAGTGAGGTCGTGAGCGACCCGGTGCCGGGGGTTACATCTACGTTCGTCGCGGCGGCAGGCTCGACGATCATCGGCTGCTGCGGCGCGTAGGCTACGCCGGGACCATCGGTGGACGTTGTCGTCGTCGAGTCCGTCGTCAGCGCCGAGCCAACCAATCCGTCGAGATACGATGAACCGATGTGATCGAATAAAGGCCAACTCGCCCAAGCCCCCGGCAGAGGTGTCACTTGTTGCGACTGCCGGATGATCTCGCCGTCAGACAGGGCACGCCGGAACGTCACTAGTTGCGACAGATCGCCTTGCAGTCCTCGGGTGTCGTATTTATTGGTGTTGCCGAAATTCTCGAGAGTCATAGTGGCCGATCGGCCAGAAACATCAGTCGTCTGCGTTCCCTCGACTACGCCGTTGATCAACATCTGGAGAACGGTTGGCGATGATCGGCGTATCGCTACGTGCGTCCATACGTTGTCTCCCAGGGCAGAGGTCGAGGTTGCGCCACCACCGACCCAGCCCTTATAGGTCACGACTACGATATTGCCGCTGCTATTGGTCCCGAGGTATTCTTGTGACCCACTAGTGGTAGTCACGCCATACCACAGAAAAGCGGTCTTGCGATCGGCTGAGGCGACCCTGACCCACATGCAGACCGTGTAGTCCGCATCCCCCAGTGTCAGGTATGACGCAGCCGGGGTTTTGAATAT